TATAAGCCGTCAATATTTGAGCATCTGTGCCACTAACTTTACCACGCTTAACCCAACAGCTAAATGTCCAAGTTTTGCGGTTGCCAGCCGAAGCTGGTGTGCGGCTTAGATATGCGTTGTCGTCATCATTGAAGCGTAGGGACTGCTCGATGGGGAAGTCGTAGAACCCAGTCGGCGCGGCGTTACCAGCTAATGTAAGCAAACTACTCATAATGAGTCCTTATGATATGTTCAGGCTACGCCCAATTTCTTGCATATTAGTGCCGTCAGATAAGAACACCAGCACATCCTTCGCAGAGGTGGCTGTGGACAGCGTTGGCGCAGAACCGCCAGCAAACTTAAACACGGCGTTCCAACTCGCTGTGCGACCGCCTGTGACCGCATCCTGAATTATTGTCAGTACATACACTGCACCGTCAACCTGATTTGTTGGCGCGGCAAAGGTGCGATTGCCGTCAAGTGTAACCTTAGTGACTTGGTTCTGTGCGGCATCCCAGTTAATCGTTGCGCCGTCCGTCAGTGTGGTAGCGTTGAAGTTCTGGGTCTTGCTGTATTCCTGCGCCACATTGATGCCAGCAACAGTCAGGTCAGTGTCCTGCACTGTCAGAACACGAGTATTGCCAGTGGTAACGCCTACACCGTCAAAGCGAAATTTCTTAGCGTTGTCAGCCGGATCAGCCAGTGTGAATGTGTCTTCGAGGACATCAGTGCCAGCATTAACCTTTGCTAACAAAGACATAAGTGAGCGCAACGAGTCATTGACACTGCTTGGCAACATAGTGCCTTCGCCTATGTCTATGGACTCAATGTCTGTATTATTAGACGCTGTAACGTCAAAGTCTGTAATTGCGTTTTTTGCCATGTTTCACTACCTCTAGTGTGTTTATATCATTTACCCTACTGGTCAGCAAGTAAGCCTGTATCTGGCTGAGTGGTTTCGCGCACTGTTGTAAATAGGCCGCCGACAATAGCCCTCTTGCGAGATACGTCTTTTTCTGCGGCTAACTTTAACAAGGCTGAAATGCTATCCTCGTCAGTGAACACTTCTGACAATTTGCGAACCGCATTACGGCGGCGCATATCTTGTAGCATTTGAGCGAACCCTTTAGTTGGTGCGGTAATATCAACACCAAGCAAACCTGCGCCACCCTCTATTTCCTCTTTCAGCATACCTCTAGGCTGTGTTCTAGCACCTATTGCAGGAAGCATATTTGTGCGCTCAAGAACGTCCAGCATATCATTAAAGCCAGTCTTTAGCTCAGTAGCGTTAACGCCTTGTGCCTCTGCCACGCTGTCTAGGATAGCGTCTAGGTTCGCCCTTGCTTGATCTGTGCCGCGAATTGACTGGGCAAATCTTACACCAGCAGAAGCAGGTATCTCGCCAGTGGTGCTAATCTTAAATGCTTTGTCAGCAGAGTTTTCCATCCACATTCTAACCAAATCGGGGAATATAGTTGGGTCTTGCGAATTAAGGGCTGTTGCGATGGATTTGATGTTAGCAGGGTCAACCTGTTCAAAATCAGTAATCACACGATATGCTGATTTCGGCGTGATATTGGCTTTGTTAAGTGCCTCAATCCCAGTCTCGCCCAACATATTTTCAAAAGCGGTCAAACGCTCTTTAAATATTGCATTAGCCGCCATAATATTCGGATTGGTATTAAGAGCGTCACGCAAGTCGCTTATAGGCTCTTTTAACTCAGCCATTATTTCTTTTGCTACAGCATCATCAGAGGTAATAGGTGCGGCATCTTGCTTTTTGTTAAGGCGTTTTAATTCTGATTGCAACTTGCCAACATTGGTAATTGGCTTACCTCTAACAGTAAGCCTTCCGATAATATTATTAATCTCTTTAACGGTATCTTGCCCAGCAGTAGCTTTCATTGATCTTAATTTTTTCACAATATCGCTGACAAGCTGTGGCTCAATCTTCTGGATTTTTGCCGCTTCATATAAATCAGTAGTGGCGGCGGTTACATTGCCTCTAGCCTTGTTAATGTATTCCTCTGCCGCTTTCTGTGCATCAATGGCTACTTTTTTCTTGGTGCGAGATGTCTGCTGTATAGTGTCGATCTGATTCATAATAGCTGGCTTAATATCAGCTTGACGTTTTGCCATAAAATCAAGCAAGCCCTGACCCTCTGGCGAACGAGCCACAAAGTCAGCAAGCTCACGCAACTGTGCCGATGGCAGTGTTTCAAATGCTGATAATGGGATGCCCTGCTCTGCGGCAACTCTCTGCAAGTCTCTTGCTCTCTGAATGTCGTCTGGGTCAATCGTCTCAATGGCTTGCTTTGCAATGGTTGCTGGCGATTTTCTTAATAGACTGCCTAGAATAGTCATGCCAGTTAAACCAAGGCCAGTGGCTGTGCCAGCAGTCTCCCCAGCCATTTCCTCTGCTACACCAGCAGTAACACCGATACCGCCAAACAACTTGCCAGCTTGCAACGCTTCGCTTGCAACAGTCGGGGCTTCAGTTGTGGCTCTTGGGGTTCTGCTAAGAAGGTTGCGCAAGTTTTGTACCCCACGGCTAACTGCCGGAAGAACCTGACCAACCTTAGTTGGCAATGACATTGGAACGCCAGCACCAACACCATATTCCAAGCCCTTTTCAGCGACTCTCGCGGTAGGGGTTCTGGCTTCAGTGGAAAGTGATGGGATTAATGACTGATATTCTTTCATGCCGTAAAGAAATGGCTCTGGTGATACATCAACGCCAGCACCACGCAACCCCATTCTTTGCAGACGCTCAATCTCGCCAAACACGGCAGGAACAGAAAGAACACCCTTAGTAATGCCACGCTGTGCGGCATAGCCTAAATCAGCCAAGTCACGCATACTCTGTCCAAAATAACCGCCCTCTGGCTGTTGTGCCAGTAAGTCATCCAGTGTGGCTGGCTTTTTAGGCTCAGTTGCTTCAACTTCCTTAACAGGCTTCTGGTACTTTTTTTGCGTTGGTAATGTGTATTGAGCCATTACTGAAAAGCCTCTTTGTTAAAAACATCAAACTCGCCGGACACCCCATTAAAGAAAACATCACCGTCCTCGATCATACCGTCATCAACTAACTGCTGAAACTGCTCTTGGCTTTCTACCCTTTGATAGAACGAACCAAGCTGTTCATCAGCATAATCTCCAAATCCAAAGTCGTGACCTTTGTCTTGAATGTAATCATCAAATAAAGACAAACGCTTTTTGTTGTATTTATTAAGCTGTATCTGCATAGCCGCAATAACTCTGTTAGCTTCAGGCGTATTTGCCATATTTACGGTTGCTCTTTGATAGTAGTTCATGTCTCTATCGGATGTTGTGCCAGAACCAGCCACACGCTGTGCAGGGGTTAATGCCGCAGTAGCACTATCTATAAGCTCTTGATCAGTTAAGTTTTCTATCTGCTCATCGCTTAACAGATTTAAACTTCTCATCCACTGTTTTACTGGAAGCAATGATGACTCAAGCCTACCAGTTTCGACACCGCTTTCTAGCAAGTCCATAGCCAACATAAGACGTGGTATCATTGCTTCAGTTGAGGCAACAGATTCTTTAAGTTCTTTCCGTGTATTTAACGCCTCTTGGTAAGCCAATTTTTTCTGTTCATCACCACCAATAAACACAGATGTTTGTGGCTTTGTTGCCGCCCTCATAATGAAATCATTGAACTCAGGAGTGCCGCGCTGAAGCCCCATAGCCAACGCATTTTTTTCAGCCGAGGTTAGGTCTGGTTGCATAGCCTTTTGCACATCAAGTTGGAAACCAGCCAAAGCAAGCTGATCCGCTAACGCTTGCCGTTGCTTATCATATTGCAGTTTTTCAGCCTCTTGCTTTGCTGTGGTATAGGCTTGCATCCCAGATGCTAATGTCTCGCCCAGTGTTACTGGTCTATCTTGCCAACCACCAGCCGCTAGTAACTGTGTGCCAGCCGCAGACAATCCTGCGGCCTCTGGGCTACCTTTTGCTGGCATCCGTAGCTGTGCGGCTCGTAACTGATCCAAGCCGCTAGGTGGCATACCCTCTGGACGTGGGCGTGGCAATGGAACGCCCTGCCGTTCCTGCAAAAACTGAGATCGCGCCAATGGTGCAGTTGGCATCGCAACACTCGTTGGTGTCGATAGTGGCTGTGTAGTTCTTGACGCAATAGCCGCCATAGTTGGCGCAAGCATAGATGATTGTGGCTCATATGGTTTAGGCAATCCAAATTTACCCTGTTGAGCCGCCGGATAAAAACTTTTGGCAGTAGGTCTTTGTGCCGTTAGCAGATTACCCTGCTGAAACCCATAAGGAAACTGATATCCGTTTGCCATGTTACATCATCCCCAGTAAGCTACCGCCAATAGCGAATGGCGCAAGACTACCAGCACCAGCAAAGCCTAGTTGGCCGCCCAGTTGTGCGCCAGTTAATGCACCGCCTAAAGCACCTGCTAATGGCTGTCTAAACTGTGGCGTGATTGTCTGACCACCCAACGCACCAGAACCGCCCTGAACCATCTGCAAGTAATCGCCAAGTTTCTGATATGGCCTTGCTTGCTCGAACTGGAAACGCTCGATATCCGCCGCTAGTTCTGCGCCAGCCTGTGCCTCACGAGCCGCGCCAACCTGTGCAAGTGTGCCAAGGTCAGCCATGCCAAATTGATATGCCGCAGGTGCTTGCTGGATAGCGGCTTGTTGGGCTTGGTAAGCGTATGGGGCAAGAGCTTGTGCTACTGCCGCTTGCTGATAGCCAGAGCCGTAACGACCTGCTTGCGCGGCCTGTGACTCAATCTGCTCAACAACTGGCCTAAATGCCGCCGCCTGTAATGGGTTAGTCCCCATCAGGTTCTGCATTACTACATTTTGCGTGGCTGGGATAAATGGACTGCCAGCAACCGCCTGTTCGCGCATACCACCTAGAGCCATCTGTGTTTCTGGCGAAAATCCTACCACAGTGCTTTCTGGGTAGTATTGCGGTGTTGGTGATTCATACAGACGCTGTGCTTCTGCCAAGCCATACTTTAGAAACGGCTGTGCATACTCTGGTGCGGCTGTTTGCTGTGTAATGGTTCTGGTTGAACCGCCACCCTTACTCATATCATAGTTCCCTTACAAAAACAGTGGACTTGGGTTGATAGTCCGTTAGCTTGCGTTGCCAGCCTTTACGACCGATAATTTCCATGCCTGAACAGCCGATTGATCTAGCCCACTGAGCAATGTCTTTTTCGGCATCGATTAACTCATCCAGATCGCCACCAGCTAACCATATACGGCAAACAGATCGGCGCGGATAGTCAACGATCTCCGTTACAATAGCACACTTTTGTCTAGGAAAAAACTGTGCCTTACCATTCTGTATCGCCAGCCACACATCGTTTATACCGTGGCTATTACTTGCATACGGCAGTGCCGCCTCAATCCAGTGCTGGCATCGCTCCCACTCATCCAACAATGAGATACGCGATATCTGCTGTGTGTCCATTGTTTGCGTGTCCAATGACCATGTTTCCATTTGTGCTAGTGCTTTTTACATACGGCGCATGATGCTCAATATCGTGGTCATATCCTGTAAAGAACACTATGCTTTCCACATTATAGCGTGGGTCTTCAACTGTTGTCTCAGTCACATTAGCGGCAAGTGTGGCATAACCAATGCTGTTTAGGCCGCCATCAATAGTACGGTTAAGCACCTCTGCGATCTCTCGCGTGGTGGCTGTGACTGGGTTTAGTGTGCGAAAGTTAGTTTGTCGCTGACGAATTGTCATCTGCGTCCAATCCCCCTAGCCTCGACATCAATACCCTGTGCCGTTGACCAGTTGCCTGTTAAGTTCATTCTCAGCCTGTGATAGCGTCCTGACTCGCGGAATGGCGCAAACCCCTCATCATTCATTGAGGCCGCCGCACCAAGTGTCGCTGTGCCACTAGGTGTGTTCTTTGTGCCAATCTGCACAGTAGCAGTGCCATCCTCGTGATATGGATATACCCTAGTCACAATGCTGTGTTTGCCCTCTGACAGCGAAATATCGCCTGTTTCAATCGTTGCCGCAAGCGGATCACCTGTGAATGTGTACAGCCTTGCGCCTAATGCACCACCAAAGAAATACTCACCGCCCTTAAACAAAGCACTGTCCAGAGTTGACGACAATCCGTCCAATGTGGGCGAAATGTTATCTAGCTGATCCATTGTGTAGCCTGATGAGAAGAATGGCGCAATGTAGTTTGCGCTAACCTCTGCCAGTGACCACTTGCCCAGCACATAGTTATAGATCAATAGCTTGTCAGGTGTACCAGACGTTGACTGGGTACTGGTATAAGACCAGATAGCAATCTGTTGTTGTGGGTCAACTGATGCCGACATATTCTTGGCATAGTTTGAGTTAAAGTCGGTCATAAAGAAGTCGTTGATCTTCTCAGCACCGATAGGCGTAGTCCTTTGCCCATCAAAGGCATAGAACCCATCGTCAGACAAAAAGAACACAATAGAGCCGACATTACACACTGAGCCGGAATACTTACAGCCACGCTGGGTTTCCACTTTGTCGAACTGAAACACTAGCGGCAAGCCTGAATAGGTAGCGCGAACAATAGCGCGTTCCATTAGGATAGTCGCATACTCGCCACCAACTAGGCCAGTAATAGCACCTGCGTCTGGTATGTCCTGAAAGTCGGACTGATTTGTGCCAGCCGTCCAGTCAGTTGCGGTATTGAATCCAGACCATTTGGTGCGGTATGGAATACGGCCTGAACCCTCATCAATATTAGCTGTGAACACAAAGTCACGCACGACCGCAATATAGTCAGCCTTTGGCGCATCTGTTGACAGCACAGCAAATTGCGTGGATGTCCCTACTGTCCATTTCTGGATGCTCTCACCCACACCGCCAGCCGCATAGACTTCTTCGCCAAACTGAACGAAACGCCACTTCTCAGCATTTGCTAGTGAATGGGTGGCTGATGATACAACATCAAGGCTACTGTCAGTGGTGTCAAACTTATAGAGATTAGTAGCATCTCCAGCAAATAGCTCGACATTGCCGTCATTATCTTTCGCCGCAAAAATGCCGCGAATAGTGTCACTAGCCGCGCCACTGTACTCAACAAATTGCGGAAAAGATTTATAACCCTGCGCCGCCGGAATCACATTCTTGGCGGTGGTGATTGTGTTGTTCATGTCTGGCTGATCAGGTAGCCATTCGCCGAAAGTAATCATTGCTGTAACCAGACCTCATTCCCTGCGGCGATGTTTGCCCAGACCTCACTGCCAACATTCTGGATAGCCCAAGTCTCATCACCAAAGTCAACCGTTATCCAAGCCTCGCCAAGTATCTCTGCCTCTGCCGTGCCGGAATACGCCATGCTAGTAGCACCTACACCAGAAAATACACCATTTATTCCAGTTATGGTAGTCACTGCAATATCTGCCGTGGCTTGCCCCAGCGTCACAAAGTTTGAGTTGCTTGTGGCTGATACTGATGCTGATGCGGTCGCCTCAACCGTTCTAATGCGTGTGCCTGTTGCCGTAGCCGTATCAACAATCGGCACAGTAACAAAAGCGAACATTACGCGCTGTGCTGTGGCAGATACACTAGCCGCGCCTGTAATCGCCGCAGAAACCGTCCTGACGCGATCTGAGTCTGTCGCCTGTGTGATTGCTAGTGATGCGATGCTAGAGGCCGTCCTGACGCGATCTGAGGCGGTTTGTGCCGACATCGCTGTTGATGCCGAACCTTCAGCAACAAATACTCTTAGTGTAAGGGTGTCTAACGCGCCGTAGTCCCAACTATCAAGCGCACCCCAGCCATCCATATGGTCTAGGGCGGTAGCTGTCCAGTCCACCTTGTCGCCAATAGTGTCTAACGTGATAGTGAGACTATCAAGCGTTCCTGTTAATTTATCTAATGGCGCAGTAGAGGCCATGGCTCACTCCACTTAGTCAGCAGAGATATCCATGTCGCCGATTGCTACTTTCAGGATATCGCCTGTCTCAATTACTTTGTTTGATGTCAGTGCGCCGTGGATCAGCAAATTGCCTGATGTCGATGCGTCAAACAAACCAAAGTGGCTAACTGTCCCCCAGCTACCAGTCGCGGCAGAAAACTCAATCGCCGCATCGTTGCTGGCTGTGCCGGATGATGCCGCACCGAAACTTGCCGCTACACGACCATAACCTGATCCAGCTAGTTCAGTGCCGGAGTTGTCGTCACCGAACGCCCCTGTTGAAAGCCCGACATACACCGTGGCCGGTGCTGTGTAGCTAGTTGTGGCGAGAATGTGGTCAAGCACCTTATTCTCAAGATAGTCTGACATTGCGCTCATAGGTTACTCCATACTCGCATTTTGCTTGCTGTAAATAGACTTGATGTGCAGTGAGCCTGTTCCATAATGCGCCCTCTGCTCATCAACCTTAACTTCTTCCATGCCACGGCTGAACTTCTGATCATACTGTGCGGCTCTCTGCTCATCGAGCAAATACGCATAGGCTTCTGCCAATGCACCGTACAAATACAAGTCAGGCGATCTCAGAAATAGCGTTGGTGTGTTGCTATCGCTGATTGCCGTTAATGACCCAATATACACGATTTCTGCCGTATATGCACTGTCTGGGATCGGACGCAGTTTCATCTCGCGCCCGACAATACTAAAGCCTAGAGGCTTGCCGGTAGAAGAATCAGGGTAACTCGTGTCCAGAGACACTGGGCTGTGATAGCTAAGAACGGTAATTGGCGTGGTGTTTAACTTAACCTCACGCACCTCACGCATATCTGTCGGCAGGGCAATATATTCATCGCCAGCCGTTAGTGTAGCCGTTGACCGCTTTTCCTGTTCGCGTGTCTCTAACTCGCGTGACATCCGGCCTTCTGCAAGCTGGATAAAGTTAGGTATCTGCGCGGTCAGGTCATCCCTTGCCAGAAAGTTGGCAATAGCTGTCTTGAGTTCTGAATAAGTGCCAATGCTCATACGTTGCCGCCACCAGTTCTAAAAGCGCGGTTCTCACCATCGTTGAGCCACTGCTTCCATGCCTTTGGGTTTTCGCTAGGCTTGCCCAGCGTCTTCAAGAGGTGATGATACAATACATTGGGTATTTCGGCAATGTGCGCCATGTGCTTCTGCGTGCCGCGCATCTGACCATAATTCCAGTCATCGCTCATCTGTTTGTTGATCTTTAGCAGGGTGTCAAACTTCTGCTCAGTAACAATGTGATCACCCTCAGTATCACTCTGAAGGTACACGGTCTTCCCTGTTGTGGGGTCAGTAATCAGGGGGCGTTTCATAAATCACCTGTGTTAATGATAATGATAATTATTCTCATTCGCAAAAGAAAGGGGCGGCGAACCGCCCCTCTCAGGATTAGTTAGGCGGCAGTACCGTCTAGGTCAAGCACAGCGGCGTGAGCCTTTGGTGCTAGTGGCTTGAGTGTCCATTCGCAGATGATCTGGAACTTCTCAGCGTCACCAGTAGCCGCAATGCTGTTCTCAGCAAAGTTACGACCGTTCAAGGTGGCGATTTCAACAAAGTCTGGATCAATCAAGAACAACTTGTCGTTGCTCATGAAGCGTGATGGGCTAACCTCAATCGTGCCAAAGTCAGTCAGATAGACAGAGGTTGAACCAACATAGGTGACTTCCTTTGCCTTCGTCATGTTCACTTGGTTGTTAACCAAGTTGCTGGATGCACTGAGGTCAGAGAACACAGCGCGGTTGGCGGCAGATGTCACCATCATCTTTGGTGAACCACCGTCCGTCCAAGCGTCCTGCATACCGTCATCAATGAGTGCCAGTGACAGACCACGAGAAGCGGCTGTACCAACAGTCACAGCGTCAGTTCCAAGACCAGCAGAGAAGGTTGAACCAGAGCCAACAGAACCGTTGGTGATCCAAGTCATCAGCGATGCTGATTTACGAG